GTGTCATCCAGGGCATCAGGCTGAGCGCTGGCGAGTAGTTCCTCGATCATCTTGAGCTGCGCCTGGGCGCCGGTAACGTAAGCCGGGTCGAATCCGTTGGGCACACGAGGGCGGCAGCCAGCCAGCCAAATGACCTTTTGGCAGGCGTCCAGATCGCGGTGGATCTTCTGCAGTTGTTCAACTGACACAAGACGCAGGTCGGCAGCTGTCGTGGTAGCCTTCTCGGCGCTGACTTCTTGGGGGTTCACTTGCATGGTGCTTCTCCTTGGGGTTGGTCGGTCTCGGAGGGTTGCCGCCCTCCGGGACCATCTTTTATGCCGCCACGTAACCGGCGGCGGTCTTGCTCAGGAGGCCGGCTTCGGCGGCCTTCTGCATCAGCCTGGTAGCTCTGTCGCTGCCTATCCGTAGAACCTTGGCGACCTGACGTACTGCCACCTTCGTTCCTCTTTCCGTGCTGGCTATGAGCTGCAGCAAATCGGACGGCAGCCCGTCGCTTGCTGTTTTTGCCTGCTCCGTTTCTCGATGTTCCTGTTGTTGTTCCTCGGCCTGTTCCTGTTCCGCTGCTACTGGTACTGGGGCGCGTTCCTGCGCGGGTGTTGGACGCAGGGCGGAAAGGATCAGGGCCGGCACAATCTCCAGTGCGGCGGCGAAGCCGAGGCAAAGCAGGGTGGCCAGTTCAAGCGGCAGGCCCGCGGCTTTGGCTGGCAAGGCCAGCAGGGCGGTGAGCTCTTGCGACGCCTGGTCCCGACGCACCTGGGCGCGCTCCCGTTCGGCATCGATGCGTGCCATGGCGGCTGTCTCCAGCTCCAGGGCACGGGTGACCATGCCTCGCTCGCGCAGTGCGTTGGCCTGCTGGTGGACGGCGGCCGCATCGCTGTCGAGCTGCCCGATGCGGGCGGCGTCTGCGTCGCGCTGTTCCACCAGATCGATCTGGCGTTGTTCCTCGCGGGCCTGGTGCTCGGCGCGGCTGGTGATGATCGAGGACATGAGCCGGTCGTAAGTGGCCCAGCCGGAGACGGCGCCCAGGGCCAGCGCGCAGGCCATCATCAGCAGCGCGCACAGGGTTCGGCGCACGACCAGCAGGCTGAGAGCCAGCGGCCAGGCGACGTACTTGAACAGGTCCAGGACCACCGCGGCCGAGGCGAACAGAGCGGCGAGCAGGGTGTTGTCGATCAGCGCGGTGATGGCCAGAGCTACCGACGTGGCGGTCACGCCCGCCAGTGCGGTGACCATGGCCAGTAACGGCCTGCGGTGGTGTTGTTGTAAGTGGTGCATGGTGCTTCTCCTTGGGGGTTGGCCCTACCGAGTTGTCGCTCGGCGGGGCCTTCTTGTTTTGAGGCTTAGCCCCAAGCGCGTTTCAAGTGCGACCAGATTTCGTCGCCGTTCTCGATGTACTGGTGCACTTCCTGCTCCGGCCGCTGATCCAGGCGAAGTACGGCGAGGCAGTCGTCCCAGAGGGCACTGTCGAGCCCGCGTAGATCGGTAAGAGGGAAGGGGAATGCGCTGCCGTTGTAGAGGCTCAGCAAGAAGCGACCGACGATGCGGCTCTGCCCGGTGCACCGCTGGGCTACTGGCAGCAGTCGCTGGAGGGCTTCAACGCCGGCGGCGCGAATGTATGGGCGTTCTGCCTCTTCCACTGCCAAACGGTTCAGGTCGGCCCGAATACGGTCTTGTGCAGTGCTCATGCGCGTTCTCCCAACTTGGCCACGCGCGCGGCCTCGTATTCGCTCGGCAGAATCTCCACAGCACCGGTGATCCAGCCGGACGTTGGTTTGCCGGCTGCGACGTTGGCTTCGTGCTGGCCATGGTTGATATCGAAACCGAGGCAGAAATAGGCCACGCCCTGGTGCTCAAACTTGATACCTCCACCGAGCAGCAGGTTGCCGGTGTTCACATTCAGCCGGCCCCAGTAAGTATGGGTGTTCAGGCGAGGCGGGCAGTGCTCCTTCCACAACTCGCGCAGGCGCTCGTGCTCGGCTCGAATAGCTGCGCGCTGCTCCTTGGTGATGCCCTTGGGTGACACTGCCTGTTGGCGGAGGCTGCGGTAGCCGTAGTCGTCAGGACGGCACCAGTGGACGTCCAGTTCGCGGCTGGCGGACAGCTTCACGCCGCCGGCGTAGTGGGACGTGATGTCACGCATCGGGGCGATATCGCCGCCGAACAACTTGCCCAACTCGACCATCCGCTCATTCAGCAGGCCTTTCGCTTGGTAGAACTCCTGGACGATGGCCACCACTTCGTGGGCTTCGGACTTGTAGAAGTAATTCTGCATGGTGCTTCTCCTTGGGTTGGTTGCCCGGACGTTGCCGCGTCCGGGCGTTGGGTTTAGTGCAGTGCCACGGCCAGAAGGGACGGGGCGAAGTAGCCGGCCAGCGCGAGGGCCAACAAAGTCACGCCGCTAGTGACCAGGGTGACCAACGTGCTGCAGCGGCTGCTCTGGTAGAAGTTATCGTTGTCGTTTTGCATGGTGCTTCTCCTTGGGGTTGATGCCGGCGTTGCCGCGCCGGCGGGGTTACACGAGCTGGAACAACCAGCAGCGAACCGTCCTTGCCGCGCCGTGGGTGTCGACGGCGAGGGCTGAGTTGATCGGTTTGTTGGTTTCCAGGAATTTGGGCGACTTGCTGGTCTTGAGCACGCGCTTGAGCTCGCTGAGGTTCGGCAGCTGCTGGCGCTTGTTGGCCGCCGTCTCGACGAACTCGTTGAGGTTGATGGCGAAGAAGGCCGACTTGCGGGAGTGATTCAGCTTGCCGCCGGGATCGCCCAGAGGGCCGTTGAGGAACTCGACCATGTCCCAGAATTCACGCACAAGTGGGTGGTCGGCGTTGATGGCCTCCTGACGTTCCTGGGCCATACGTTCCACCTCGGCATGCACCAGGGCGGCGCGCTCGTCGCTCAGCGGTACGACCAGTTGCAGGGCGTCCACCAGGCTGCGCAGTTGGGCGTGGTTCTTGGCGATACGCACAGTGCGGATGCCCGGCAGCGCCAGGAGCTGCTGCTCGTAGCCGGAGGTACGTTCGTCCAGCAGGCTGAGGACCTTTGCCTCGGGCTGCAGCGCCTTGATCATGAAACCGCTGAGCTGCTCCACCGGCATGCGCTCCAGTTGCTCGGCGACCAGCTTGGTTTCCGGTGTCTGGTGTTCGCGAGTCAGGTGCACATGGCCCAGGCGCTGGAGGATCGGCTCTGAGGCGTTGACCGCGTTGTTCTGAGCGATCAGCAGAGCGGCCCGGAATGGCGGCTCGCGGGTGTCGTTGCCGTTGTTCTTCACGCCGGTGGAGCGCACGCTGCGCCCGTTGTAGGCGGTCTTGAGCTCGTCCCAGTCGAAGTGCTTCACCGGCGCGCCTTCCTTTTGCTCTCGCTCGGACTCGATCAGCACGACCGGCAGGTTGCCGACCTGAGCGAAGTTCCGCGCCCGGCTGGCCGGGGTGGCCTTGGACGGGTCGAAGCCTTCATATTCAACGCGTCCGGTGGTTTTCCAGAGCAGTTCCACCAGAGTGGTCTTGCCGGCACCGGCCTCGCCGATCAGCTCCAGAAACAGATAGGACTTATGCATCTGGCGGATTTGCTCCGCGTAAAGGGCGCCCAGCCACCAGGCCAGCACCACAACGCCGCGCACGCCGAAACACTTCCAGAACAGTTCAAACCAGCCTTCGTTGTAGGCGCTGAGGTCTGGGTTGATGTGCAGTACAGGGGACTGGCTCTGCGACTTCACGCTCAGCTTGCCGACGTCGAAGAAGTCCTCTTCGTTGAGCTTGTGCACCTTGCCGCCGGCGATGGCCAGTTCATTAAACACGTAGACGCCGTGTTCACGGGTGTAGCCGATCCAGTCGATGGTGTTGACGGTCTTGAGGTCGTCGAGCTGGAAGCCGAGCATGCGTTCCAACTGCTGCGGAGTGCCGGTAAACATAGCTCCGTTGCACTCGTTGAGCAGGCGCTTTTTAAACTCCGGTGCGGCAGTTATCTGCGAGGCGGTGAATGTTGTCTTGACGGCACGGCTGTCTGGTCGATCTACGCGGAAGTAGTACCAGGCCTCCTGGGTCACGTCGTTGCGCATGTAGTACAGCGCTTGGAAAGCGCAGTTGGCGATGCGAACCACGGACGAACTCTGGCGCAGAGCCTTGTCCCGACGCTGCTTGTCGCTGAGCAACTGATCTTCCTGGCGATCAGAGCTTTCGAGCTCGCGGGCGGCGCGCTCGTACTTCTCCAGGTCAAGGTTGAACCAGTACAGGCGGGAGCGATAGGTGAAGTTGAATTCCTTGCGCTCGTCCCACTCGTACATGAGCAAGCCCTTTTCCTCTGCCGAGTCGGCCAGGAGTAGGGCGCCCTGGTGACGGGCCTCGTCAAGGTCCAGCTCGATGCGCTTAGCGCGTTCGTCGTCGCCCTCAATGAAGGCCCAGCGCTGATGCAGGTCATTCCAGTCGATCTTTTTGGCGCCGCGCTGCGGGATGACAGCGGCGTCGCACTTGAAGCCCAGCGCGCGGGCCTCTTTAGCCCAGCGGCGCATGTTGGCTTTGGCCACCGGCTCGTTATCAAGTGCCCAGACCAGGCGCGGCAGGCGCTTGTCTGCCTCCTGGCAGGTCTTCTTGAGGGCGCGGAGCGACTCCTCGGGGAAAGGGGCGCTGCTCATCATGGAGACGGCAGGTATGTCGTTGTGCAGCAGAGCGATGGCGTCGAAGATGCCTTCAACGATGTACAGCTCGTCGACATCCATTGGTGTGAGTGAAGGAGGGCACCACCAGACGCCCTTGTAGCTCTCGCCCGGTTTGAAGCGGGCCTTCTGCTTGCCGAAGCGCTCGGGGCGATCGATCAGGCGCTCCCAGTAGCCTCCCTTTTCCAAGGGAAAGCGAATGGTCGCGCTGCCGGCACCGATTTCGCGGCTCCAGTAGTTCTCCTGGGTGAACCAGCCAGCGATAAGTTCGACGCGAAAGCCTCTGGCCATTTCCAGATAGGCGCGGGCAGTGGCAGTGGGGTTGTCCGCGGTTGACGGCGCCTGCTCACTCCAGTCGTTGAATAGGTCGCTGTAGAGGTCCTTGACATGGACGCGGTGATTGCAGGCTTCCGGCCGGCCACAAATCAGCATCCAAGGCGAGTCATGGAATGTGTAGAGGGTGTTTTTACCGCACTTGTGCGCCGGGCATCTGCCTTTGCGCATGTAGTTGGTGTTGGCCATGTGCTTGAGGCCGAAGTCGGACTCAATCCGGCGCAGCACCTCTACCCGTAGTTTCTCGTGCATCGTCATGGAGTTGCCTTACTGATTGGCGGCAAGGGCGGCTTGCAGCGCGCCGATGGTGCGTTTGTGGCCGGCAAGGGCCGGGTAGTCGTCGAGGATGCGGTTGCTGCGCAGACCAGCCGGGACGGTGCGGTAGCGGTCGTCATACCAGTGCTCGGTCATGCTCCGGCGCAGCTCGGCTCGCAGGCTGTTGAGCAGCGCTTCGGCCCAGGGCTTGGGCAGGTCCATCTGGATCGCAACGGCGTTTTGCATGGCGCGTCCTCGGATTACGGGTGCAACTTCCCCAAACCCACGGGAGTGGGCCTGGGCGTTTTTGGGTTAGCGTGGGGCCGGGTTGGCCAGGAAACGGTGCGGTAGGTGCCGGTGCGGTACCTGGATGATCTTGTTGAAACGGCGGTCATGGAAAATGCACAGGTCACGGCCGCTAGCCAGGTCTATGCCGATCCAGCGGCCGCTCTTGGGTGAACGCTCAGTCATGGCCAGGTGGACGAGGCGGTCGGCCATGAATACGGGCACGTCCCACACTCCAACCAGGTGGTCGACGGTGCGGTCGAACAGACTGTCATCGTGCAGGTGTTCCTGCTGGTGGCGTTCGATGAAGGCAGCAGCGTTGCTCTGCATGACGGCGCGGTAATCGTTGAGCTGCGGGGCTGTGAACTGGACGAGTTCCATGGCTTAGGCCTCCAGGATAACGAGCATATCGAGCTGGTTGGTTTTCTCAGCGCTGTCGCGGATGGCCTGCATGCGCTTGACCGAAGGGGCGACGGGAAGGCGGACTCGCGGGCGGTCCAGACCTGACGTGGTTAACTCGTACTCCCAGGACAGCGAGCCGCCATAGGTCGCGCCGCAGCCCAGGTTGGTGCATTCGCCGTACATGGTTTTAAAGATTGGCGTCTGCTCTTCCGAATTGCGGATGCGCATCCTGCTGCCGCAGGCCGGACACAGACACTTGTAACCGCCGCCGTGATTGGTGCTCATGAACTCTCCCCCTGCCGCCAGTGCGGCATTGGCCGAAGCCGAAAAATTGCGACGCCTCGTGCGTCTTTTGCTATTCCTGATTGCCCGGATTTTTCCGGTGCAACGTGATAACGGCCCCCACCTCGGCATGCCGGGCGGCAATGTGCGCACGGTGGGCGGCGATGATGTCTGCGAGCTCTGCCTCGTCTAGGCGGCCATCGGCCAAGGCCTTGGCAATGATCTGGTCGACTCGGCCCTCGGCCACGTCGGTGACCAGGGAGCGCTGGTAGAGGTCCAGGTTGTCGAGCGGGGTGTCGTCCGGCATGGGGACGAAAACGCCGCCGTAGAGGCCGGACACGTAGTCGGGCAGGAAGCTGGTACCGCCTACTCGCTCCAGCTGGCGAACCTGCTCGTCGGTCAGCGGGCGGTGGCCGGTGTTCTCGTACAGCTTGTTGTCAAACTGCTTGAGGTCCAGCCCGAGGTGGGCGGCGGCGCACTCGCGGCCGCCCGGGAAGGCGGCGACGGCAGCCATCACGGCCTTGCGGCGGCTATCAAGAATTGGTCGGGTCATGTTCTCGTTTTCTCCGTGAGCCAGCCGCACTACTGTGCGACCGTGCCTTCCTTGATGCCGAGCAGTACGGCTGCGCGGTGTGATTCACCACGCAGGCACTTCTTCTGCCCATTGAGAACGGCGTAGACGGTTGACGGGGTCAACTGGTGTTGTTCCGCCCATTCCTTCGCGGAGACACCGAGCTGGTTGAGTCGATTGCGTGCAGCAGCACAGGCTTGCTCGCTGGGGTATCCGTTCGGCATAGTTCCGTTTCGTGTGATTTCGTGTGATGACGAGCAAAGATTATTCAACGAATGTTGAACTGTCAACGCTATATGGAGCGTTTTGTTGAATATTGGTGAGCGTTTGAAAGAGGAAAGGAAGCGACTCGGTCTAAACCAGACAGAATTCGCTGTGCTGCTGGGTGCCTCTAAAACGTCGCAGTTCAACTACGAGAAAGGTGATCGAAGCCCTGACGCTACATACCTAGCGTTAGCTGCTGAGCACGGTGTCGATGTGCTTTACGTCATCACTGGTGAAAGGGCTCTGCAGTCTGCCGACAGCATCAGTGCCCGCGAGGCCGCAATGCTGGGCTTCTTCCGTCAACTTCCCGATGGCGAGCAGGCCAACCTGGTGCGCACTGCATCAGCTTTGGCCGCGACCCTTGATCAATAGAGAGGCTCTGCGATGACCGTGCACCTGGACGAAGACCCTGCGTTTGGCGCGCGACTGCGTGAAGAGCGCGAGCGCCTTGGCATTGAGGTTCATGACCTCGGCCACCTCGGCGGCAAGCCCGTCAACATCCAGAAGCGATACGAGAAGGGTACCGCCACCATTCCCATCCGCTATCTGCAGGCTATCGCCCTGCGCACGGACATATCCATCCCGTACGTGCTGACCGGAAAGCGCTGAGCCGCTGACCTTTGATCCCACCGCTCAAGGAGTGACGCAATGACCTTAACCGCCTGCAAAGACTGCTCGGCGCAGATTTCCACCGACGCCAAGGCCTGCCCGCAGTGCGGCGCGCACAACGCAGTTGCGTTCAAGGGAAGGCGAATTGGCGGGCTGATCTATCTGGGGTTATTCGCCCTGGCATTCTGGTGGGTATGGGGGTTGATGACCCCCTCATCGAAGGGCCAGGAGGTCACCGAGGCTGAGTTCGGCGCGGCCTGGCCGCTCACGGTGCCAGCGGCTGAGCTGCAGTGCGAAGGAACGCCGCCGGCGGCATTGGCGAAGGTGGATGGCAAGCTTTACGCCCTGAATGGCAGTGCCCGCACGGCGGCTACAAAGAAAGGCTGGATCGACGGCGCGGCGCTGACCAAACCTAACCCAGAAGTCCCAGGAATCCCGATGGATGTGAGCCCCCTGGTGGAGCGCGCCCAGGCGCTGTGCCAGCGCTGAGAGGAATGACTCGCCCAGAAGCCCGGCCTTAGCGCCGGGTTTTTTTGTGTTCTCTTGTAGACGAACGTCCAATCCATGCGAGCCGAGGTATACCTGCCGTTATGGTCAAAGCTCACTGCCATTAACGGAGTATGCAGATGGGTTGCGAGGTTGCTGTTGCGGTTGTTGTGCCGGAGATTGACGTAGCGTGCGTGCCTGAGCGTGAGGCTCTGACGCCCGAGGAATGCATGATTATTCGGCTTTACCGTGGCCTTAGTGAACACGACCAGGAGTGGATGCGGAGGATGATATCGGCGCTAGCTGCACGATCAGTGCCCGGTTGATATGAGAAGGCCCCTTCACGGGGCCTTTTGCTTTTCCTGCATCCGCTTCCACTCTCGATCAAGGGCACGCTTGGCAGCTGCTTTGCTTTGGTAGAGGTGGGTGAGGCGGCGGGGCTTGGTTTGGTCACCCTCGGTGACCTTATGCTGCTGGCCGGTCTTCTCGTCGCGGTACCAGGTTACGAGGCCGGTGTAGTCGCCGTCGTCATCGGCCAAGTCGCCCAGTTCGTCGCCGTCTGGTAGTTGTGACTCAAGCTCCATGGAGGTGGTGAGGCTGTCTGGCGTGAAGCTGTGGCGCAGGTTGCCGCCGAGCCAGATGATGGCGGCGATTTCGGCCTTGATGCCGGTGAGGCTATAGGTTTGGTCCGGGGTCAACTCGGGGCGGCCCCTGGCCAGGGTGTAGCTGAGCGTGGCGGTACCGCGTTGCAGACGGTTCCATTCTGCTCGTGCCGCCTGCAATGCGCTGGCCTGGTCGGTGAAGCTGTGGCGCAGCTCCTTGATATTCTCGCCGCCACCGGCGATGGCCTCTTTCTTCTCCGCGCTGTTGACCTCGTAGTAGTAGGCCTTGACGCCGGTATAGGAGTCGCGGTCGGCCTGCAGAAAACGGTGCTGGTCGCCGTCTGCCCTGGTGAGGGTAACGTGGGGCAGGGCAAGGCCGCTGGCGGTGGTGGCTTTGCCGGTGGGCAGGAAAAGCAGGCGGTCGGCCTTCACGGTGGCGATGGCGTCATGCTCTCGGCCGAGACGGCTGAGCAGGTTGGCGTCCGACTCGTTGGCCTGGTCCAGGTGCAGCAGCTCGATGCCGGCGAGCACGGCGCTGACCACGGGGGTGAGGCCCTGCGCGGTGGCGATGGCACCGATGACCGTGCCCAGGGTGGTGGCGTCGAAGCTGCGTTCTTTCTTTGCCTTGAGGCCGCCGCGTAGGTCCGCGCTTCGAGCGCGGATGCTGAGGGTGTCCGGTGCGCCGCTGTGCTCGGTTTCGTCCACGGTGAAGCTGCCCTTGTCGA